CCCCGGCTTGTTCGGCGAGTTGCGACTGCGTGAGACGCGCAATCTGTCGGGCCGTTTTGAGCTTCATCGGTACCTTGAATGCGCATTCTGCGGCGCGACAAAAGGCGTTGCGTTTCATCCGCAGCTTCGCGATCCCGATCCGCAGCGTATCCGCGAAGTGCTGCAACTCGCCCGCATCCATAGGGCCATTCTGCGACCGCGCGAGCGGGGCTTCAAGCGTCAGCGTGGAAACGCGCAGTCGATTGACCATATTCGGCAATGACTATCGCACATGACTTGACATTGCGCAAGATGCTGCGCAGAATGCGCATTCAAGGTACCGATGAAGCTCAAAACGGCCCGACAGATTGCGCGTCTCACGCAGTCGCAACTCGCCGAACAAGCCGGGGTCGACCCGGCGCTGATCTCCCGCCTCGAGGCGGACACCCGGAGGACGAAGCGGCCCAGTTACGTCGCGATCGTCCGCATCAGTCGCGTGCTCAACCTCGCGCCCGATGAATTGTTTCCCGTGCCGCCCTACCGCCCACGGCGCCGCCGGCCGGCGCGGCCCGCGCGCGTCGCCGAAGGGACGGAGCCATGACCGAGGAACGCTACGTCTCGCTCGCGGAGCTCGCCGTCTACTCGACGCTGTCGCGGCGGCAATTGCGCCGGCTGACCGACGCCGCGATCCATCCGTTGCCGGCGCATCGCGTCGGCGCGCGGCTGCTGTTCAAACTGAGCGAGTTCGACACCTGGGTGCGCGAACAGGCCGGGCGCCGACCCGCCGTGCGGCCGCTGCCGCCGAAACTAGCCCTCGCGGTTAGGGGTCGCCGGTGCTGACCCTCGTCTGCACACGAATCAGAGATCGGAAGGCAAAAGCGAAATGCCGACAGCGAGCAATGTCCTCTGCGGGTGTGGTCGACTGATGCGGGTCCTGCGGAACTCCGTCACCGTCGAGGAGCTGCTCGAGGACGGCGCCCCCTACCGGCTCTGGGATGCCGATCTGTACCTCTGTGACGATTGCGGCTCGGAAGTGATCACCGGCTTCGGCCGCGCGCCGTTCGCCGAGCACTGGCAGCCGGACTACGCCGACACGCGCGAGCGCCTGGCGCCGATCTATCCGGCGCGCTGCCGGGAAGAGGCCTCGTGATGGCCCCGCCCAAACAGCTCTCGCTCCCGCTCGCGGCCAAGACCCCGACCGCTCGGCCACGGACGTCACCCGAGGCCGACCGCGAGGCCGCCATCGCCGCGTCGGGGCGCTACCTTGACGCGATCGAGACGCGCGCGAAGACTGCGCCAGGCGCACTCGCGGTCGATCGGACAAATACGCTGGTTGATGTCGCGCAGCGACGGCGCCGGCTGCAGCAGGCGAAGAGGCGCTAGTGCGGATCGGCCCCGTCCTCGTCGTCGATTCGTGGTTCATCGAAGGGCCGAAGGCCCTGCAGAGCCACTACATCATCGACGTCCAGCCGCCGCAGCCGCCCTGGGCGCCGCGCACCCGGCTGATCACCCGCGACCGCGGCCTCTACTCCGACTGCCTCGGCGTCGAAGGTCTGAAAATTCCCGTGCTGATCGGTTTCTCCCGCGTCGGCGATCAGAACGTCCTCGAGTGGGTCGAGCTGGCGGAGAAGGACTCGTGAGACGCGCGCGCTGCTGGTGGTGCGGCTGGCCGCGGCAGAAACCCGGCGCCGTGGTCCGGCACGCGCCGGACTGTGTGCTGCTCTCGGGCGTGCCGGATCAGCGAACGTTCGAGTGGGACAGAAACAAAACGGAACACAACGATGGCCCGAACAACAGCAGCACTCGTGCGGCGCAGCGACGATCTCGAACCCTATGCAGCGCGGATCAATCAAGCGCTGGGGAAGACTGTCGAGGCGATCTTTGAAACCGGGCGCTTGCTGCTCGAGGCGCGCGACAAGCTCGAACACGGCAAGTGGGAGCGGCTGTTTGCAGAAGGCCGCGTACCGATCTCCGTTGCGACGGCGCGGAAGTTTATCGAAATCTACAAACGGCGCGAGATGCTGACAAATCGTTCCGATCGGAACGATTTGCCGCCGTCATGGACGATTCTGTACGCCCTCGCTCGCTTGCCTGATGACACGCTCGCCTGGGCACACGAACAGAAAAAGATCACGGCCGATCTTGAAACAAAAGATGTTGCGCGCCTGCGATCGGAATACGACGGCGCCGAGTTGCCTTCATCCCAACCTGCTAACGCGCCAATAGGCGCACGAACTCCCGGGTCAGAACTCGTAACGAAGATCGAACGGCTTCTCAACGGGACCATCGAGAAGCTCTCACCCGACGATCGCGATTACGTCGTGTGCATGTTGCGCGAAACGCTCGAACGTCTCGTCACCAAAGGGGAGGCCTCGTAAATGGATATCCGACCCAAGACGCATCTGATCGAATCGATCCGACACGACAAACAGAACTGGTCGATCCTGCTGGCCGAGGCGATCGACAACGCCCTCGACGCCGGGGCGCGTCATGTCGCCATCGCGGTCACGGGATCGCGCGTCGAGATCGCGGACGATGGCGAAGGGATCACCAGGGCTCGCGAAAAGGCGATCGTGCGATTCGGCGACCATCAGCCGATGGCGACGACCGCCCTCGGCCGCTATGGGATCGGGTTCAAGTACAACGCGGTCAACGCGAGCGATCGGTTTCTCGTTGAGAGTAGTTCGCGTGATGGCCGCATGCGCCTGGTCGTCGAGAGTTGGACGCGGCTGAGTCAAAGCGGCGAATGGGAAATCCCTGATCCGTTGTGGCAATCCTTGCGGGTCACTGGCGCGCCGACCGGAACAACGATCATCCTCGAGCGCCTCCGATGGAAGGAACCCCGCGAGCGGGAACTACTGCGGGCACGCGAGGAATTAACCCGAATGTTCAATCCGGCCCTCATGGCCGGCGTTGCGGTCGTGGTCAACCGCAGCGACCTCCAGCCGATTCAGGAACCGGAACTCTCCGACGCAATCGACACCGTTGTCCATTTGACGGACGGGAAGTCGGCGCACGTGCGCGCGGGATACCTCGTCATGCCAGGGCGGATTCACCACGTCGATGTGTCCTATAAGCATCGAGTGATCGAGAAGGAATCTACATTCGGATGCGATGACTATAGCGGCCTCAGCCGATTGTTTGCACGCGTCGAACTCAGCGGTCCGTGGGTCTTGAGTCGGTTCAAGGACGAACTCCTCGATGCCGACCGCGAGAATCTTGAGTCGGCTGTGCTCGAGATCCTGACGCCGATCCTCGAGAAGTGTCACAGCGCGCAACTCGATTTGAACGTCGATCAGATGACCGGCCTACTCAATGACATGTTGCCGCTAGAACTTCAGAACACGCGACCGAAGCGGACCGCTCCATCACGACCGTCGCAGACGTCACGTCGGAGACGCCCGCATGGCGAGACACGGGACGCGCCGCCCGCGCCCAACGGACCGACACGTCAACTACAAAGTCCTCAACGGAAACTCCTGATTGCGTTCGAGGACCGACTGTCCGACGAGTACGGCTATGGACAAGTGAAGGGAGGTAAACCAGATCGCATCGAGCTCGCGCGCGATAACCCAGACATTCAGCGATGGCTGTCGTTCCGCGACAAGGACGAGGGCAAGCGGGCACTCTACGCCGTCGCAATAGCACTCTACGAGCACTTCAAGGAAACGACTCAACGACAAATCAGTCTCGAATTTGCAAATGAACCCTTCGGCCGTCGGGTCTGGCTCACTCGGCAGCGGCAACCGATCGACGTTGAAGAAAAGGGAGCTTGATTCCAATGACGATCGACGCGCCCGGCATCTACGACATGCCCGCCGCGGCCTACCATGCCGACCCCTGCCCCGCGCCGTCCCTCTCCTGCTCGATCGCGGTGAAGCTGTGCCAGGCGTCGCCGGCGCACGCCCGCGCCGCGCATCCGCGCCTGACCCCGGACGCCGTCGAGGAGAAGGCCGAGGCCTTTGATCTGGGCACCGTCGCGCACGCGCTCTTGCTCGAGGGCAGCGATGCCCGCGTCGCGGTGATCGACGCCAAGGACTTTCGGACGAAAGCCGCGCAGGAGGCGCGGGACGCCGCCTACGCCGCCGGCCAGTGTCCGATCCTCGCGGCGCGCTGGACCGACGTCCAGGCGATGGTCGCCGCCGCGCGCGGCCAGCTCGATGCCCACCGCGACGGCGGGCGCGCGATGTTCACCAGCGGCAAGCCGGAGCAGACCGTGATCTGGCAGGAGGCCGGCGGCGTCTGGTGCCGCGCGCGGCTCGACTATCTGCGGCTGGCGGCCGACGGGCCGGCCGTCGACGACTACAAGACCACCAGCGGCTCGGCGAACCCGGAACACTGGAGCCGATCGCTCTTCGACCGCGGCGGCGATCTGCAGGCGGCCTGGTACCGGCGCGCCGTCCTGCACGTCACCGGCGTCGAGCCGACGTTTCGCTACGCGGTGCAGGAGACGTTTCCGCCCTACGCGCTGTCGGTGATCAGCCTCGGGCCCGACGCGCTGCTCCTGGCCGAGAAGAAGTGTCTCTACGCGCTCGAGCAGTGGACGCGCTGCCTGGCGCGCAACGAGTGGCCGTCGTATCCGCGCGAGACGGCCTACGCCGGCCTGCCGCCGTGGGAAGAGGCGCGCTGGCTCGAGCGCGAGCTGCGGGAGGCGTCGTAGCCATGAAGCGCACAGGCAGGCAGGCAGGCAGGCAGGGCAAACGTGATGCCGCCCTCCACCAGCCACATCGGACGAGCGATCACGGAGCTGGAAGCCGAGCGCGCCCATCTGTCGGCGCGCCTCGCCAAACTGGACGAGGCGATCACGACGATGCGCGCGCTGTTCCACTTGCCGCGGGTGGAGGCGGGCGCGCGCACCCTGACGCGGCGGCACGCGGCGCCGGCGTCGAACGGCAACGGCCACGACACCGACACGGCGAGAAGGATCCTCCACGTCCTCGCCGCCGGCGCGATGTCGCCACGAGAGATCTCAGCGCGGCTCGGGATCGATCGGAGCCATCTGCGGCGACCGTTGAAAGAGCTCGAGCTCGCCGGCGTCATCGTCGCGACCGGCGCGACGGCGAATCGGCGGCTCGCGCTGGCCGGGCCGCCGGCGAAGGAGGTGCCCTGATGTCGCTGTCAGAACGACCGTGGTGTACGGCGAGACCTTGCTCGACGCACGCAGGAGACTCGAGGAGTCGCTGCGACTCCAGCGCATCGCGCGTGCGGCGCCGCCCGTGGCGACGTTCGATGGCCGCCTGCAGGCCTGGCGCGACGCGAAAGGCGAGTGCGAGGAATTAGTCACCATCTGGAGCGGCGGTGAGGGCTTGACGTCGTTTGGTCGGCAACGATGACTTTTGCTGAGAGACACGAGGCGTGATGAGCACCGTCGACCCAAACGTCTACGACCTGGCCGAGCGCTTCGTCGACGACGCCCTCGCCGAGGCGCCGCGCGCGGTGTCGGACGTCCAGCGCCTCACCTACATCCACCGCGTCGCCGAGGCGCTGCAGCGCGCCATCGAAGGCGAGTGCAGCGTCATCGAGGCCGAGCTCCTGGAGGCGTCACATGAGCGGCGTTAAGGGACACGGGAATCCGAACGGCCGGCCGAAGCACGGGCATTCGCCAGGCAGCGGATGGAGCGAGACCTACGCCTCGTGGGTGAACATGCACTCCCGCTGTCGGTATTCGACACAGAAAGGGTTTCGCTACTGCGGCGCGAAGGGCATTCAGGTGTGCGAGCGCTGGCAGACCTTCGAGCACTTCCTGGCAGACATGGGGCCGCGTCCCTCTCGGGCGCATTCGCTCGATCGCATTCGACGGGACGAGCACTACGGGCCGGGCAACTGTCGATGGGCGACGCGACGAGAGCAGGACCGGAATAAGCAGCAGACGGTTCTCGTCACGATCGGGAACCGCACCATGTGCGCCACGGATTGGGCGCTTGAGAACGGCCTTCGGCCATCAACGGTCTTGGCTCGCATCTACAAGCTGGGATGGGATCCCGTTCTTGCCGTGAGTACCCCGGCCACGCATCGGCGTCGCCTCTACCTGCACGGCGAAAGGATCGCGTGACTTTCACCTTTCGTCCAGCCAAACGGGAAAGCGTCGGATTGCTGCTGGGTGTCTGCGGACCCAGCGGGAGTGGCAAGACGTTCTCTGCCATGCGGCTCGCGAAGGGGATCGCCGGCGACGCGCCGTTTGCCGTGATCGATACGGAAGCCGGACGCGCGAAGCATTACGCAGATCTCTTTGCCTTCCATCACGGTGATCTGACGCCGCCCTTTACGCCGGATCGCTACGCCGCGGCGATCGCCGCCGCGGACGCCGCCAAGTATCCGGTGATCGTCGTGGACTCGATGTCGCACGAATGGGCCGGCGAAGGCGGGATCTTGGACTGGCAGGAAGCCGAGCTCGATCGCATGGCGGGCACCGATGCGAAGCGCCGCGAGGCCGTCAAGATGGCCTCGTGGATCAAGCCCAAAGTGTCACACAAACAGATGGTGCAGCGGCTGCTGCAGATCCGCGCCCACTTGATCCTGTGTTTTCGGGCGGAATCGAAGATCGAAATGGTCCGCGGCGCCGACGGCAAGATGGAGATCCGCGAGAAGCAGTCCCTCACCGGCCTGCACGGCTGGATCCCGATCGCCGAAAAGAATCTGCCCTACGAGCTCACCGCAAGTTTCCTGCTGTTGCCCGACCAGCCGGGCCTGCCGCTGCCGATCAAGCTGCAGCAGCAGCACCGCGCGCTGTTCCCGCTCGACCGGCCGATCACCGAAGCCTCCGGCGTCGAGCTCGCGACCTGGGCGCGCGGCGGGGCGCCGGCCGCTGACGCGACCGTGTTGTCAGAGCAGCAATGGCTCTCGAAGATGCTCGCGGCGAAGACGAAGCCCGACCTGCGCGCCGTCGGCGAGGCCCTGAAGGCCGCGCACGACACGCTCACCGCCGACGAACTCACCGCGCTGCGCGCGGCCTACAATGCCCGACTCGCGACGGTCGGGCGCAAGCCAAAGGAGATCGCCCGATGAAAGCCCGGATCGACGTCAAAGACCGCACCGAAGCCGACCACATTACCGCGGCCCTCGAGGACCCGGAGACGCGCGCGTATGTCGTCGTGCTGGGCATCCTGCAGCAGCTGCCGGACGATGCGGCGCGCGTGCGCGTCGTGCGTTGCGTCGAGATCCTGCTCTCGAGCGCGCCGGAGACGCGCGCGAAGGGGAATGGCAGTCTGCGGCTGCACGCGGCGGGCGACACTGGCGAATGATGAAGGAATCGGCGGGCCTAGGGTAGCTCCCGAACGGCGCCTTTCCTGGGGCGCCTGACCCGCCGAGGAACTCACCAGGATGCAGCGGCAGGAGGCTGTATGGCGCTGAGCGTTCGTACGCGGTTTGAGATTTTCAAACGTGACGATTTTACGTGCCGGTACTGCGGTCGTCGGTCGCCGGAAGTGGTGCTCGAGATTGACCATGTCCTCCCTCTGTGCGAGGGCGGATCGGATGACGAGATGAACCTGTTGACCTCGTGCTGGGAGTGCAACCGAGGCAAGTCGGGGATCCCGCTGGCGCTGATCATGACCGGCGAAGACCCACACGATCGTGCGATCGAGTTGCTGGAACGCGAGCGGCAATTGAGTGAATACAACCGCCTGATTGCCCATGAGCGACAACAGCGAGAGGAGAAGGCATGGGAGTTGTGGCGCTACTGGCAACGGGCGCGTGGCTTGAAGGCCAAGAAGGAGTTGAACACCGTGCCGCGGTTCGAGTGGGGATGGTTGCTGAGGGCGTTGACGTACTGCCCCCTCGAACAGATTCGGATCTTCATGGATCTGGCGCTCGAGAAAGGGCTGCACCGGAACCTGCGGTACGTGGGCGGATGCGTCCGGAACTGGCGATACGAGTACCAGGCGAACAAGGACTTTGGGCGCGACGATGTGCTGCCGGGGAGGGAGTAACAGGGACTATGGCGGACGATCGGTTGTTTCATCGGCGGCTCGGCCAGGGCGATCGCGTCAACCAACTGACGCCGCTCGAAGAGATCGCGTGGTACGCCTACATTCTGGCCGCCGACGACTTCAGCGTGCTGCCGTTTGACGCGCTGGAACTGCAGCGCATGCACCGGCGGCTGCACGCCTGCACGCACGCCGTCGTGCAGCGCATGTTCGCCACGATCTTCGACGTCGGGCTGATCCGCCTGTTCGAACATCAGCGCCGTGTCTACTGCTATCAGCCGGACTGGCAGGACTGGCAAAAGATCCGCTACGCCTTTCGCACGATCTACCCGCCGATTCCGGCGGCCATCCTCCCGCAGTGCACCCGCGCGACGCAGTGGTTGTGGACGGTCTGGCCCGGCGGCGGGCGAAATTCGAAGCTGAAGCAATGGGAGCCGCCGGCGACCTGGACGGCGCCGGACTGGGCCGTGCTGCGACCAGATGAGCCGCGGAACGGGTCCGGACCGGTGGCGGACCCGTTCCGGAACGGGTCCGGACCTCGCGCGCGCGGGCGCGACGCGCGCGTAGTCAATAGCATTGGCATTGACCCCCCGGAGGTACTACCAGCAACCAGCTCTAAACAGGGGCGCACGTGCTGATCCGTAGAGGTACTCCCAGCAACCAGCCTCTTCGGATCGGTCGGGTGATCCGATCGTCAGTGGTATCACCGCCGCGCTGCGCGCGACGGGCTTCGCACTGAGTGAAATGCAGACCCGAAACCGGCTCACATTCGCGGCGTTGTGCTGCATCGCTCGGAAGAGCCTTGAGCAGGACCCGAGCATCGACGATGCGGAGTGGAAAGAGCGCATCAAGTGCCGCGTGGCGCACGAACGGCGCGCCTATCCGACGCCAGAAGAACTCGCGCGGGTGCTCCGCGCCGTCGAAGCGGTGCTGGTGCAGCGCTGGGGACCCCGACCATGCTAACGACACGCAGACCCACGCCAGGAGGATCCCGACGATGACCCTTGACGATTACGAAGCCTTGTTCTTCTCGCTGATTCAGCGGGCGCCGGGCCAGCCGGCGGACGACTGGGAGGCGGTGCTGGCGGCCAGCACGATCCCCGCCGGCCTCGGGCCGTATGAGATCCCCGACGCCGCGGCGCCGCACCATGCGATGACCCAGCAGATCCGATCCAGCGGCGACCCGGCCGGCCGCATCTTCCTGCCGACGGCGACGCCGGACGACCTCGGCTACTACGCGCACCCCATCAGCCCGCTCCGGGACGGCCCGACGGCGGGATCGCTGGTGTGGGAGTGGCGCGATCTCGGCGGCCCGCCGGTGGTCGACCCAAGCAGCGACAGCGGCAGCGCGGGCGGCACCGAACTCGAGCAGCGCGTCGCGACGCTCGAGGCGCAGGTCGCGCGACTCCAGGCGGACGCCGTGCAGCGCGGCGACGCCATCAGCCTGCGCATGGCCGAAGGGCAAGTCCTGTGCGCCGCCAATGGCGGGCCGACCAAGCCGCACCAGGTGGTGCGCTTCGAGTCGCGCGCCGAGCCGGCGGGCGCGTGGGAAGCGTTTGTCGTGGATCTGCCGGCTCGATGACGCGTTCAGCCAGCAAAGGAGCGGCCGTGATCGCCGGGGGGCACCGACGGGAGGTGGGCGATGCGACGGGGGTATTACCGCCGGCAGCGGCAGCGGATCGGGCAGCGGGGCGCGATCAACCGGCCCGTCCCCCCGCCGGACGCGTCGTGCCCGGGACCGCCGTCGGCGCCGCCGGCGCCGCGGCGGGACTGGCCCGCGATCTCGTCAGCGCATCCGGGCTGGTGGCAGGTCCACCGCGTCGAGGTGCGGGGCGGCGCGCGCGGGTTCGCGCTGATCGCCGAAGTGCGGACGGAGGCCGAGGCCTTCCAGGTCGCCGCCACGCAGGCCTCGCAAGTGCGCATCACGAAGTGGGGCGACCGGCAGCGGCCCTACTTCTCCCCGCAACGGCCGCGGATGCTGGCCGACGAGCCGGTGTGACGGTGCCAAGAAAAATTTGGGCGCCTGTATTGGAGATCCGCGATGTTCACAGCCGTCGTGACGTTCGAGCGAGACGGGGGTGACCCGGTGGTGGTCCGGACGACGATCGTCGATTCTGCGCCGGAGTCGGCGGCGCGGAAGGCCGTGTTTCGGGCCTTGTCTGAAGGCGCGCGGGTGAAATGGGAGAGCCTCGTGATCGTCCTCGAGCGGGGCGGGCGGTCGCGGCCACCGGGGCCGGGGGCGGACCGCTGAGCTGGCGCGGAGGGCCGACGATGCTTGCCTTGATCCTGACGCTGATTATTCTCGGGGTGCTGTGGTACCTCGTGGACACCTATATCCCGATGCCGGCGCCGATGCGGACGATCGTGCGCGTCGTGATCATCCTCGCGGTCGTGCTCTACGTGGCGCGGTTCTTCGGGGTGCTGTGATCATGGGTGCGGTGGGACCTGCTGTGAACCGTGAACTAGTCGCCGGACGTGTGCGGCGTCCGCGCGAAGGGTTCGATCCCCTTACCAGCGAATCTCGTCGGCCGCATGGCGGCGGGACTACTGAGAGCAAGAGGTTGTCGCGGACTGGTTCACGGTTCAGAGGAGGGGTTTGACATGGCCGATTCGCCGCTGCCGTCGCACGTGCGCGCCGTGGGCCAGGTGGACGTCTCCGACCGCGCGGTGATCGTGCTCGAATGCGACGCGCCCCTGACGCACGAGGCGCGCGAGGCGTTGCGCGCGCAACTGCTCGAGTTGTGGCCCACCCACACGGTCCTGGTGCTCGACCCGGGGATGCGGCTGCGCGTCATCACCGGCCACACGGGGGTCGAGGTCGACGCCGCGCCGTGCTGATCGTGCTGGTGTGCGTCGTGGCGGCGATCTGCATGCTGCTGCTGTCGACGCTGCGGGATGACCCGACCGATCGGATCAGGCGGCGGCGGGACTGGTTCGACGACGACGATCGAGGAGGGCCGTGATGGTGGTGAGGCGCGCGCGCGTCAGGACTGGTGGGGCGGATGGGGAGGCGTCGGCGGCTCACGTCGCACGCCTTGGTTGCGAATGTCGACCAGGACGTCGCGAATCTGCGTCAGCAGATAGTCGGTGCGGGAGAACAGGCCCCAGATGGAGATCGCCAGTCCGGCGACGGCGATTAGAAGTTCCGCCACAGGTAGACGATCGTCGCGCCGATCGTCAGGCTGCAGCCGATCCAGATGAGGAGCCGATCGCGCAGGTGGTGATCAATGGCGCTGTGGCGGTCGTGGGTCATGGTGCTCCTAGTGTACGCCGATCTATCGGCAGCGCCCCGCCTCGGCTGTAGCCATGCCGATGCGCCCCGCGCCGAGGTGTCCGCCGTGCGAGCAACGACAGCCGTGCGCCCCGCATCGTTCCGCACGTCGCGGCGGTGGAGATCACCGGCGAGGCCGGCGACGTGGAGCGCGCCATTCGGGTGCACAAGGACGACGCATGACACCGGACGCGGAGATCCTGTTGCTGATCATGGCGGCGAACGGCGGCGAGATGGACGAGGCCGACGCGCGCCGCGAGTGGCACCGCGTGCTAGCGCTCTCGCCCGAGGCGCGCGCCGAGTGGCGCCGACGCATCATGCCACTTGTGCAGGCGCACGCGCGTCGGCATCTGACAGGCCGCGACGAGTGACACGTGGCGACGATCCCGCCGCATCCCTGCCCTCGACCGCACTGCGGCCGAGTGACGCGGGCCCGGGTCTGTGGTCCGTGTCGGCGGAAAGAGGACCAGGCCCGGGGCACCGCCGCCGCCCGCGGCTACGACCGGACCTGGGCCACGGTCTCGGCCGACTGGCTGCGCCGGCACCCGTGGTGCGGCCAGCGCATGGACGGCCAGCTGCACGCCGAGCACTCGCGCTGCGTGCAACGTGGCGAGCGCCGCCGCGCCACGGTGACCGACCACATCGTCTCGTTGCGCGACGGCGGCGCACGCCTCGACCCCCGCAACTTTCAATCGCTCTGTCGCGGGTGTAACGTCGCCAAGGACGCTAGGCGAGGACCGCGACTGTGACGCTGGACCGGTGGCGCGGGCGCCGAGGCGCGATCGGGTGGGTGGTGCGCCAGTGGGACGTGTGGCACGTCCGGCGCGCCCTGCGCTCGGGTGAGGGCTGGCCGCCGTTGCCGCGGCCGTTGCCGCCACCGCCGTTGCCGCCGCGAGCGATCGATCGCGATCGGATTGATCGGATCGATCGCGATCGATCGCTCGCGCGAGGGCAGGGGGATCACAATCGCTAGGCGCAAATCGTACCAAACCGGCCTGGCGGGCGCCTCGCGCGGCCGCGAAATTCGAGCGGGGGGGGGCCATTCGCGCGCGGGTGATCGACAGGGGGCCTTGGCGGGGATATATCCGTTAGGATATACTAAGGGGGATGAAACCGGTCACGTGGATAGGCAGCGCGAAGCGGGATTTGCTGGCCTGCCCGTCGGACGTGATCACCGCCGCCGGCCGCGAGCTCGAACGCGTGCAGCGCGGCGCCGATCCGATCAATTGGAAACCGATGCCGAGCGTGGGGAACGGGACGCGGGAGATTCGCGTGCATCTCCGCGGCGCGCACCGGGTGTTCTACGTGGCCGCGTTTCCGGAAGCGATTTATGTGCTGCACGTCTTCGAGAAGAAGGCGCAGAAAACGCCCGCGCGGGACCTCGCGCTGGGCCAGCAGCGCTACCTGACCATGCTGAAGGGGAGGACCGCCCGATGAGGAAACGACCGCGTGCGGACGTCGAGACGACCGGCAGTGTGTTCTTCGATCTGTTCGCCCACGCCGAGGCCGAACGGCTCTCGATTCAGTCCGGCCTCGCGCTGGCGCTCGAGCAGGAAATCACCGCGCGGAAATGGACGCAGGTCGAGGCCGCGCGCGCCCTGGGCGTGGCCCAGCCCCGCATCAACGATCTCCTGCGCGGCCGGCTTGCGCGGTTCAGCATCGATGCCCTGATCGAATACCTCGCGCGGATCGGCGTCCAGGTGCACATCACGACCACGGCGCCGAAGCGGTCCACGCGGGTGGCCTGATGGCAAACGATGCTCGGGGCCCGCAGAAGACGCCGACCAAGCCGTTCGGCCGCGAGCTGCGATGACGCGCGAAGAACGGTGGATCGTCAGCCTCGACGAGATTCGGGCGATTCGGTGGGAGTGCCCGCAGTGTCACCTGGCCATGTCGTACGCGATGGACGAAACGGTGAAGCTGCCCGCCAGTTGTCCGAGCTGCCATAGGGACCTGCTCGATACGTTCACGCGCCAGGACGACCACGCCTACGAGGCGTTCGTGCGGGCGCTGAAGGTGATCCGGAGCCAGCAGCAGAGGTCAGGGGCTGGCGGACTCCTCAAGCTCGAATTCCTCGCCCACCCCGCGTCTCGTCCGGGCGAGGGTGTGTGAACGGCCCGATGACCGAGGACGACATGCGGGGACGCAAACCGAAACCGACGGCGCAGCGCCTCCTGGAAGGCAACCCGGGGAAGCGGCCGCTGCCGCACGACGAGATCGCGCCGGCGGCGACGAGTGCCACGTTCAGCACGGCGCCGATCGAGCTCGAGGGCGATGCCGTGGCCACCGCGGAGTGGGGACGGCTGGCGCCGATGCTGCTGCGCGTGCGCGCCGTCACGGACGCGGACCGCAGCGCGCTCGTCGCGCTCTGCCTGGAGTGGGCGCGGTACGTCGAGGCGACCACGAAGCTGAAGCAGCTCGGCCTGATCATCGCGGCGCCGAGCGGCTATCCCATGCCGAACCCCTATCTGGCGATCGCCACGCGGGCGCTCGCGGGGTGTCGCGCACTCTGGCCCGAGCTCGGGCTGACCCCCTCCAGCCGCACGCGCGTCACGCCGGCGACGCCAGGCCTCGCGCCCGGCGTCGAGGACGAGTTCAGTGAGTTCGACCGGCCGAGGCCGCGGCGTGCCCACTGACGTATGCCGCATCCGGTGGACGCGTACGCGCAGGCTGTCCTCAGGGGCCGCGTCCCGGCCGGGCGCTATCACCGCTTGGCGTGCGAGCGGCACGTCCGCGACCGTGCGCGCGAGGGCACGCGCCGCTTTCCGTATCGCTTCGTGCCGGGCGAGGCCGACCGGTTTTTCCGGTTCGCGGGGAAGCTCAAGCACTATAAAGGCGAGTGGGCCGGGCAGCCGATCGAGCTGCAGCCGCATCAGAAGTTTCGACTCGGCTCGTTGTTCGGGTGGTTGCATCGGAAGACCGGCCTGCGCCGCTTCCGGACGTCGTACAACGAGGTCCCTCGCAAGGACGGCAAATCGACCGAGGCCTCGATCGTCGCGCTCTATGTGACCTTCTTCGATGGCGAGGAGGGCAGCGAAGGGTACTGCATTGCGACGAAACGAGCGCAGGCGCGCATCGTCTGGGACAACGCCAAAGAGCTGGTCGTCCGCAGTGGCCTGCGCTCCCGCATCGTGCCGCTGGCGGCGAATCTGCACCGCGCCTCGACCGCGTCGAAGCTCGAGCCTCTCGGGGCCGACAAGGACTCGACCGACGGCCTGAACCCGAACGTGGTGATCGTCGACGAGTTCCACGCCCACAAGACGCGCGGGCTGATCGACGTGATGGAGACGGCGACCGGCGCGCGCCTCCAGCCGGTGAGTTTCCAAATCACGACCGCGGGCACGGACCCTTTCAGTCCGTGCGGGGTGCAGCACGACTACGCCTGCAAGATCCTCGAGCAAGTGCTCGTCGACGAGACGTTCTTCGCGTTCATCGCGCACGCCGATGAAGGCGACGATCCGTTCGACGAGCAGACCTGGCGCAAGGCCAATCCGAACTACGGCGTCTCGGTTCGGCCGGACGACATGCGCGCCCTCGCCGCGAAGGCGCGGCACATGCCGGCGGCGGCGGCGGCCTTCAAGCAGAAGCGCCTCAACCTCTGGGTCCACGCCGAGACGCCCTGGCTATCCCTGGAAGGGTGGCGACAGGGGCAGAGTCGCTGGTCGATCGAGGAGCTCCGCGGTGCGCGCTGCTGGCTCGGGATCGACCTGTCCTCCAAGATCGACCTCACCGCCGTCGTCGCGGCGTTTCCCCCGGAGGAGACGCGCCGCGCCTGGCGTCTCGTGGTCTGGGGCCTGACGCCCGAGGAGACGATCGAGGCGCGCGCGCTGCGCGACCGGGCGCCGTATCCGTTATGGCAGCAGGCCGGGTGGCTGCGGACCAATCCCGGCAACCGCATCGACCAAGACGAGGTGCGCGCGATCGTCGCCGAGGCGCGGGCACGGTTCGACGTACAGCAGGTGGGGATCGACCCGTGGAATGCCGGCAACCTCGTGAAAGACCTGAGTGACGACGGCTGCGTCGTGGTCGAGGTGCCGCAGAACATGTCGCAGATGTCGCAACCGTCCAAGGAATTCGAGGCCGACGTCCTCGACGGGCTGGTCGACGCCGGCGACAACCCGCTGATGCAGTGGTGTGTCGCGAATGCGCGCGTCCAGACCGACAACAAGGACAACATCTACCCGACAAAGAAGCGCAGTCGCGGCCGGATCGACCCGGTGATCGCGGCGCTCATCGCGCGTAAGCTGGCGATGCTCGACGACGAGGAGGCCGCCGACGACCCGGATCTCATCGTCGCGTGAGCGTCTGGCCGCTCGACCGCTACAATTTCCGGGACCGTTCGCTGCGATCGTGAAACGCGAGAAGAAGCCGCCGCACCGCCCACCGCTCGACCCACAGCATCCGTCGACGTCCGTCCACTTGCGCCTGCCGGCGCCGCAGTACGACGACACCTATCACCGCGCGCAGTCGGCCGGCGTCAGTGTGCCGGAGCAGCTGCGCCGTGACCTGCAGGCGGCGACCTTTCGGTACCAAAAGTAGCCACCAGCCTCGGCGGTTCGCATACTGACCCGCACGCATGCGTTTCTGGTGGCAGCCGCCGTGTCTGCTGCGCGCCGTCATCGTCAACATGAAGCACGATTCCGAAGCCTTGCGCGGTGTGCTCTGGCACAGTCGCGGTCCGTGGCTCCAGCTGCGGGAGGTGACCCTGCTGCGGCCGCAGGCCGAACCGCAGCCGGTGGACGGTGAAGTCGTCGTGCATCGGGACAACGTCGCGTTCATCCAGGTGATCCCCTGAATGGCGATCGTCCTGAGCCGCGGCACGCTTCGCACGATGGAGCAGGCGCCTGGCGCCCCGCCGGTCAGTAGCGCCTCCGGCTTCGACGACCGCAGCAACGCGACCTACGCGGCCATCTACCGCACGCAGCCGAACGTGCGCACGGTGGTCGACTTCCTCTCCCGGAATGTCGCCGACCTCGGGCTGCACGTCTATCGCCGCGTGTCTGACACCGACCGCGAACGGCTGATCGACCACGAGCTCGCCACCTGGATGGCCGCGCCGAACCCGGCGATGACGCGCTACCGGATGATCGAGAACCTGATGAGCGACATGGGCGTGTACTTCAACGCCTACTGGCTCAAGCTGCGGTTCGATCCGACGCGACTCTGGTTTATCCGTCTGCCGCCCGAATGCGTGACGGTCGATGGCTGGCTGCTGCCGGCGGCGTTCTACTGGACGCTGCCCGACAGCACCGTGCAGCACCTCTCCCCGCGCGACGTCGTGCACTTCAACGGCTACGACCCCATGAACCCCTTAATGGGCCTCTCGCCCATCGAGACGCTGCGCAGCATCCTCGCGCAGGAAGCGGCCGAGGCGGGCTATCGCCTCGCGTCGATGCGCAACTCTGCGCGGATCGAAGGCGTCGTGACGCGGCCGCGGGAGGCGCCGAAGTGGACCCCGGAGCAGAAGCAGGCGTGGCGGGAACAGTGGCAGACGCGGTTCGCCGGCGTCGCCAACGCCGGCCAGGTCGCGCTCCTCGAGGACGGGATGACGTTCACGCCGGCCGGCTACTCCGCGAAGGAATCGGAGTTCACCGGCGCGCGGAAGCTGTCGCGTGAGGAAGTCGCGCGGGCGTATCACGTCCCGCTGCCGATGGTCGGCATCCTCGACCACGCGACGTTCAGCAACATTCGCGAGCAGCATAAGAACCTCTACCAGGACTGCCTCGGGCCGTGGCTGACGATGCTGCAGGAGGAGTTCGAGCGCCAGGTGCTCCCGGAGTGTGACGACACCGACGGCGTCTATGCCGAGTTCAACATCGACCAGAAGCTGCGCGGCAGTTTCGAGGAACAGGCGGCCTCGCTGCAGACGCTGGTCGGCCGTCCCGTCATCACCGTCAACGAAGCGCGGGGCCGCCTCAATCTGCCGTCCATCAAGAACGATCCCAGCGCCGACCGGGTCGCGCAACCGCTCAACATGACGACGGCGCCCGGGGTGCCGCCGGCGCCGGCCGGCCGGGCGCTGGCGACGGACGTGACGGCGCCGGTCATCCGCGAGACGTGGCGCCGCCAGCAGGCGCGGCTGCAGAAGGTCGCCCTCGCGGAGCGCGCGGCGGCGTTCGACCGGGACCGCTGGGATCGGGAACTCGCGCGCGCGCTGGAGCCGCTCTATCGCGCGGCCGGCGCCGGCGCCGACCTCGCCGCGCGGGAGAGCACCACACTGGCGACGGTCGTCAACGCCGACACGCTGCAGCTGCTCGTCGCCGGCGAGGACGCGTTCTCTCCGAATCGAGAGGCAGGGCTCTATGGCTACTAAGCGCGCGCACGGCATCGACCGCATCCTCGGGACCGTCGTTCTCGCGCCCTGGGCGATTGAGGCGGCGATGCTGACGACGATCGCCCACGTCGTCGCGCGTCGGATGTCGGGCGAGGTGTTCGCGTTCGACGACTTCGAGCGGGAGGACCCGGCGCCGGCCAGGACCGAGCGCGGGCTGGCGATCATCCCGATGCACGGGGTGCTCGCGCCGCGCATGAATGCCCTGACGGACATCAGCGGCGGCACGTCGTTCGAGCAGCTCCGGGGCCAGGTGAACGCGGCCGCGGCGGACAAGACCGTGCGCGCGATCGTGCTCGACATCGACTCCTGCGGTGGCTCGGTTCTCGGCGCGACTGAGACGGCTGATACGATCCGCAAAGCGCGCGAGGTCAAGCCCGTGTACGCGCACGCGAACCTGACCTGCGCGAGCGCCGCCTATTGGATCGCCGCCAACGCGACGGAAGTCATCGCCTCGCCGTCGGCGCAGATCGGATCCGTCGGCGTCTACTCCATTCACAACGATCTGTCCGCGGCGCTCGAGCAGCTCGGCGTGAAGCGGACCTACGTCAGCGCCGGCAAGTTCAAGCTCGATGGGGTGGACGGCCTGCCACTGAACGAGGCCGCCCTCGCGCGCCGGCAGCAGCAGGTCGATACCTGCTACGAGACCTTCATTGCCGACCTCGCGCTCGGCCGCGGCGTGCCGGCCGCGACCGTGCGCGCCGGGTTCGGGGAAGGCGCCTGTCTGGACGCCGCCGCGGCGCTCGCCGCCGGCATGATTGACCGCGTCGAACCGATCGACGCCACGCTGGCGCGCGTCCTCAGGGACGCCGCTCCCTCGCAGCCGATCCTCGCCGCTGCGTCGACCCCGCCACCCACGGACACGCCGCACGAGCCCTCACCGGCCACCGGCCACGATCGCGTGCGTGCGCGGCGCGACCTCCAGCGCGCGATCCTCGAGCTGCAGCTGTAAGGAGTCCTCCCATGTTGAACCTGGCTCAGTTGGAACGGGACCGCGCGGAGCAGGCGCGCAAGGCGAAAGACCTGCTCGCCGAGACCATGCGGACGGCCGAGACCGAGAACCGCGAGATGACGGCCGAGGAAACGGGCGCGATCGAGGCGATCGCCGTCAAGGTCCGCGAGATGCAGGCCCGCATCGAAAAGGCGCGCGGCTTCGAGACGCTCACCGACGAGCTCAATCGCTACGTCAGCCACGGCGATCCGACGGCGCGGCCGCGGAAGGCGATGAAGAGTCTCGGCCAGCAGTGGGCCGAGTCCGACGCGATGGAGTTCATTCGCCAGAAGCACCACCGCGCGCAGTCGGCCTGGCGCACGCCCAGCGTCGAGCTCTTCGATCCGCGGGCGGCCACGCTCACGGAAGATCCCGCGAGCGGGGGCGCGCTCGTCCTGCCGCAGCAGATTCCCGGCATTGTGCCGACGCTGTTCCGGCGGCTCGTCGTCGCCGACCTGCTCGCGTCCGGCACGACGACGTCGAACGCCGTCAGCTACATGCAGGAGACGCTGTTCACGAACGCCGCGGCGGCGGTCCTGGAAGGCGGAGTGAAGCCGGAATCGACGCTCACCTTCGAGGCCGTGACGGACCTGGTGCGCAAGATCGCGCACTGGCTGCCGGTCTCCGAGGAGATGCTGGAAGACGTCGCGCAGATCCGCAGTTACATCGACGCGCGGTTGACGCTCGGCGTCGAGCTCGCCGAAGAGGACGAGATCCTCAACGGCAGCGGCGTGGCGCCGCACCTGCTCGGCCTCCGCACGCGCCCCGGCCTGGCGGCCGACGTCGTGCGCGGCGCCGCGGAGACTAACGCCGACGCCATCTTCCGCCAGGCGATGGCGATCTTCTCGGCCTCGTTCCTCATGCCGACCGGCGTGGTCATGAACCCCGCCGACTGGGCGACGACGGCGTTGATGAAGACGACCACCGGCGAGTACCTCGCGGGCGGGCCGTTCTCGCCGGCGATCACGCCGACGCTGTGGGGGATGGCTGTCGCGGTCACGCCGGTGATGACGGCCACGGTGGCCTTCGTCGGCGCCTTCAAACAGGCCGCGCAGATCTTCCGGCACGGCGGGATCCGGGTGGAAGCCTCCAACTCGCACGCGGATTTCTTCATCAAGAACCTGGTGGCCATCCGCGCGGAGGAGCGGTTGGCCCTCGCCGTGTATCGACCGGCCGCGATGGGCGAGGTCACGGGCCTCGGCGTCCCGGCGTAAGGATCGCCATGAGCCGGCACGGATCTCACGGGTGGCGGGACGTCCCGCCACCCTGTCCCGTCGACGACACGCCGTTCACGGCGTGCACCCCCGAGTCCGTCGCGCGGCAGCGCCTGGCCGGGCCGGTCGCGGCGGACACGGCGCCGTGCGTCACCGTGGTTCGCGTCAACCCGCCGCAGGTGTTGACGCAGTGCCGTCCGACATCACCGCCCGATCCGGGCCGCGAGACGTTCACGACGAAGACGTACCGCGGCAAGCACCCGAAGCCCGAGAGGCGGCTGCCGCCCCACGGCCATTCGCACCGATGATGATTGCGCCCTGGCAGTCGCCGCTGAAGTCGTTTTCGGTGTTGATCACGCCGCCGGCCGAGGAGCCGTTGACCCTCGAGGAGGGCAAGCTGCGCGCGGCGCTGGACTGGCCGTCGGCCGTCGCGCCGGACCCGCCAAACGCGCGCGACCAGTTGATGCTGGATCACATCGCGGCGGCGCGCAGCCAGGTGGAACGGGACACCGGCCTCGCGCTGCTGACGCAGACCCGCGACATCTACTTCACGACGATTGGCGACGGGTTGATTGCGCTGCCCTGCCAGGCGGTGCCGTTGCAGTCGATCGACAGCGTGACGCCGGTGGAGCAGGCCACGACCGCGGCGTGGCGATCGCCGACGATGACGCTGATCGACGGCCGCGCCTCAGGATGGCTCGACGCCCTCGGTGGCATCCAGACGGGCGTGGCGCGGTGCGTGGTCGGGTGGGTCGATCGCGCGGACCTGCGCGCCCGAGAGCCGCTGCTCGTGCAGGCCGTGGGCCTGCTCGCGGCGCACATGGCGACCTTCGGGCGCGACGCGGTGACGAACGACACGCCGAACCTCGTCCCGCTCGGGTATGAGGAGGCGATCGCGTCGTATCGCCTCATCTGGATGATCTGAGATGGCGATCATTGGCACGCCGACGGCGATCGGGCAGCGGCCGCACCAGGTGGTGTTCGAACAGCCCGGCGACCCGGTCGCGGACGGGAAGGGCGGCTACACCGAGGGCGCGGCGACGCCGATCGCCACGTTGTTCGTGCGGATTGCGCCGGCCTCGGCCGGCGACATGGAGCGGGTGGCGCCCGGCACGGTGCTCTCGCACGCCTCCTACGTGGTGAGCGCGCCGTACCACGCTGGCCTGACGACGCGCGCGCGGATGCGCTACCACGGCCGGGCCTTCTCGGTCATGGGCGTGACGAACCTCGAGGAGCGGAACGTGGAACTGCGGTTGGTGTGCGAGGAGGTCGTCACCTAGACGACATGTTTCCAGGAGAGGCGCTGAACGATGAATTGGATGTTTCGGCGGCTGACTCCAAATGCGCGAGCCAACGCGCATTTGGACTCTCGATTGGCGGCGCGGTGACGAATCTCCATCACTTCACACGATTCATTCTATTGCGAGGAAGTCCCGTAATGGCCGACAACCGCCTCCTCCTGCACGGGTACGACGAGCTCGTGGCGCAGTTGCGCGCCCTGCCGGCCGCGTTGACGGCCGAGGCGCAGGACCTCGTCGACGCCTCGGCGGTGCGCGCGACGCAGGCGGTCGAGGCGCAGTACCCGATCGGGAAGACCGGCAACCTGCGCGGCGGCGTGTTCGTGCAACTCGGCGTGCGCGGCCATCATGTCGCGGCCTCGCGCGCGCTGACGACCGCGCCGCACTCGCACATCTACGAGCACGGCACGAAGGCGCGCAAGACGAAAGGGCGCGGCAAGTACCGCCGGCCGGCCGGCCGCGGCACGCAGCGGCCGCGGGTCACGTTCATTCCGATCGTCGACAACGAACGCAAGGGTCGCCTGTATCCGCAGCTGCGCGCGATGGTCGAGGCGCACGGCCTGAAGGTGACGGGGACGCCGTGACCGATTCGACCGCGATCGATACGGCGTTGGTCGATCGCCTCGCCGGCGACGCGACGTTGAGCGGCCTGCTGCCGGACGGCGTGTTCTTCGACGTGGCGCCGCAGGGCGCGCTCCGCTTCCTGCACCTGGCGCTGTTTGAGTCCCGCGACGAGTGGGCGCAGGGCACGCCCGGCGCGCGGCGCATCGCCGAGGAGTGCATCTTTCTCGTGCAGGCCGCGGTGCAGGAGCCGTCCGCGGTGGTGGCCGACGCGGCGGCCGTGCGCATCGATGAATTGTTGGAGGACCAGCCGCTGACGATTGTCGGCTACTACAACCACGCGATTCACCGCGTGCAACGGATCCGATCGTCCGCACCCGACGCCGCGGACGCCTCGCTGCGCTGGCAGTACCGGGGCGGCCGTTATCGGGTGGCGGTGACGCCGTTGAGTGCAGGAAGGACAACGCCATGATCACGTCAGGCCGCAATGGGGAAGTCCGGTGGGACCCCACGGGCGCCGGCGGCGCGACCCTCGTGCCGCTGCTCTCGATTAAGGGGTTCAAGCTCGATATCAAGACCGACAAGCTGAACGTCACGTGTTTCCAGGATCCCAACAAGGTCTATGTGCCGGGGCTGCGCGATATCGCTGGCAATCTGACCGGGTTCTGGAATGACGAGGACTTGTCGCTCATCGAGGCGACGACGCTCACGGTCCCAGGGCTCATCGAACTGGTGCCCGACATCAACCGGCCGACCACGCCGGCGCCGCACAAGTTCGGAGGGCCGGCGTATCTGGACGCGTCCATTGACACCAACGTCGAGGGCGCGCCGGCGGTGACCGCGGAGATTCTCGCCGCGGGCGCGTGGACGCTGCCGTCCACGCCCTGACGGGCGCGCGGCGCAGGAAGGCGGCGCGCGGTTGCGCTACTTGCTCAACACCGTCAGCGTGCACGGGCAGGCCGGGACGATCCTGCGCGGCGGCCTGCGCCCGGCGGCCTGGCTGCGCACGTGGACGATTCACCGCACCGACGACCAGTGGTCGCTGGCGGCGTCCATCGAGCGCGTGGATACGTTTCAACTCCGCCAGACGGCGCTCGCGTTCACGGCGCCGCGCGTCACGCACACCAAAGGGTTTTGGTACTTTCCCGTGCTCGCGAGCTCGATCCGCCTCGACGGGCAGTCGTTGTTCGCCAAGCTTGGACCACCGGAGCAATAGATGCGCTCGCGATTCGTGAAGCCGGAAGTCACCATCCTGTCGCTCTCCGAGGGCGACTCCCTGACCGTGCGCAAGCGGTTGACGCATGGCGAGCTCCAGGACGCCTATGCGCGCATGTACATCGCCGGCCTCAACGGCGACCTGAAGATGGACGCGCGCAAGTACGGCGACGCGATGATCTGCGCCTACCTGGTCGACTGGACGTTCCGCGACGAGGCCGGCGCCGTCATCCCGATTCGGGGACTGGCGCCGGCCGACCTCAGCGCGGTGCTGCGCGACCTCGACCCGCTCGACTGGGTGGAGGTGCGCCAGGCGATCGAAGCGCACGACGCCGCGATGGCCGAGGCGCGAACGCAGGAAAAAAAACACCCGGATGGCGCGACGGCGTCCTCCGCGACTTGGCCGTCTGTCGCGTGATGGGCTGGACCTACGCGGAGGTGCGGGCGCTCGACGCGGAAGTCTACGACGTGCTCGTGACCGAACTCGCCAAACCGCAGACCTGAGATGCTCACCGGCACCTTCCTGGCGGACTTTCAGTCGTTCTTCTACGCGACGCAGAAGGCCGAAGCCGGCCTCGAGTCGATGAAGAAGGAGTCGCTCGCCACCGAGAAGCAGATCGACAAAATGGTCGAACGGTTCCGCGGCGATCGGGTCGTGGCCGAGGCCGCGGCCATGGCCGAGGCGATCGATCGCCTCGGCGACAAGGCCGACCTCACGGAGAAGGAGCTCGCGCAGGTCGCGTCGAAGGCGACCGAGGCCGCGTCGAAGCTCAAGGCGATGGGCGCCGACGTGCCCGAGAACATCCAGAAGTACGCGACGGCCGCCGGCGGCGCGACCACCGCGACCGCGGGCTTGACGAAGGGCGTCATGTCGCTCGCGGGCGCGTTCGGCGTCGCGTTCACCGCCGACGCGGTCATCGGCGGCATCGTGAACTTTACCAAAGGGCTGTTCCAGAGCGCCGATGCCCTCGTGAAAGTCTCGGACCAGACCGGCATGACGATCGAGCAGGTCCAGCGGCTGTCCTACGTCGCCAACCAGAGCGGGACCACGTTCGACGCGATGTCGAACGCGGTCGGCAAGCTCCAAGGGAGCCTGGACGACGCCAAGATTCAGCAGACGCTGCGCGAGATTGGCATCAGCGTCGACGAGTTCGCGCGGTCGGGTGCCTACGAACAGACCGAGATGCTGGCCGACGCGATCGGCCAGATTCCCGACCCGGCCGATCGCGCGCGCGTCGCCATGGACCTGTGGGGCAAGAGCGGCCGCGAAATGCTGCCGGCGATGACGCAGGGCTTCAAAGACCTCGCCGCGGAGGCGACCGTCGCCAGCGAGGCGACCGTCCGCACGCTGGAGGCCGCCGGCGACGCGATCGATCGGTGGAAGACGAAGATCAAGAACGCCGCGACCGAAGGCCTCGGCTCGTTTCTCCTCGCCGCCGAACAGTTGGGCAACATGGACTTGTCGGAGGCGTTCAAAGTGGCGCTCGCCTCGGGCAGCATGAGCCAATTCTTGTTAACCCTGAAGGAAATCAAGCTCGCGAAGGATGACCTGAAGAAGGACGTGGCCCTGCCGTATGAGGGTCCGCAGACGCTCGACATGGGTGGGTTCTCCGACGAGGAGAAGAAACAGATCAACGACGCCTACACCGCCTATCAGAAAGTCGTCGCCGCGCAAAAAGAACTGACCGAGGCCGGGCGCGGGTGGGACGCGCTTCTCGCGAGCGTCACGCCCAAGCAACAGGAGCAGATCCGGCAGTACACCGAGATGGGCGTGGCGCAGCAGACGATCGCCACCGCCCTCGAGGTGACCGCGCGCCAGGTCGAGGCCGTGGTGCGCGCGCGGCAGCAGGAGGCCGCGGCGACGAAGATCGTGCAGGACGCCGCGCAGGCGCACCACACCGCGCAGATTGACGCGGTGGCCACGCAGGAGCAAAAGCAGATGCTCGCGATCGGCACCTGGCGCGCCACGCAGATGAAGGCGCTCGCCGACTCGGGCGCCGCGACCGCCGAGCACTACGACGCCATCGACGCCCTCTATACGCAGAAGCTGCAGGAGCAGAACGACGCACAAGCCGCGGCGTTGGCGAAGCGCACGGGCGCGTCGCAGGCGGCGCTGGACCAGGAGGCCGCGGCGTTTCAGCGCGAGACGGACGCGATGGTGGCCGCCTACATCGACATGCAGTACGGCGCCGGCGCCGCGCTCGATTCGGTCGCGGCCAAGACGCGCGAGGTCACCGTGGCCACCGTGCAATTGAACACCGCGCTCGGCGCCAACAAGAGCGCGTGGGAGTCGGTCGCCGCCGGGCACGAGTTGATGAACGCCTACCGCGGCGCGGGCGTCGCCATGGGGTCGCAACTGGCGATGGGAGGCTACAACCAGTCGATGCGGATGCGCGCCGGGATTCCCACGTCGCAGGACGTGTTCGGGTTGACTCCGGGGGCGCCTGGCGGTGGCGCGTGGGGCAACCAGAACACGCTGACCGTCAACGTGAACAACGCCGACGCGACGCAGATCGCCGACAAGTTGGTGCGCGAGATGAAGCACCAGGGCGTGCGGCTCTGATGGCGGCGCTCTCTCCGAACCACCGGCCCGGCTGCGCGCGCCTCGGGGTCGCGCGCCTGAAGGCGTTCCGCCTGAACGTCTACGAAGCGATCGCGTGGGGCAGCCTCGACGGCCAGTATCTCGGGTCTGGCGGACCGGGCACCGGGATGCTGATCGCCGGCGCGAGTATTCAGCACGTCCTGAACGATCAGCCGGACACGCTGAGCGTGCGGATGCGCGGCGTGACACCCGTCGCCGGGCAGCAGGTCGGCGTGCAGGTTGGGGATCTCCACGACAGCCAGCACACCCTGTTCGCCGGGCCGATCATCGAAACCACGCTGACGACCGATGGCATCGCCACGAACACGGTGCACGACGTGCGGGCGGTGGACCCGACGTGGCTGATGCAGCGGCGGCTCGTGCTGAAGACCTACATCAACCAATCGGCCAGCGCCATTGCGTTAGACCTCCTCGTGACCTACTGCCGCAGCATCGGCGGCGCCTACATTCAGGCCGGGCTCCCGGTCATCGACGCGATTAGCTTCACGAACGAACAAGTGCCGGCGTGCCTGACGGCGCTCTGTCAGCGCATCGGGGCGTACTGGTACGTGGACTATGGCTGGCAGCTGCACGTGTTCACGAGCGAAGACGCGGATGCCTATTCGATTACCGACGCGGACCCGCGCACGTCGCGCCAGCACGCGCTGCGCGAAGACCTGTCGCAAGTCGTTACGGCAGTGATCGGGCGCGGCGGCGGGGTCGGCGCGGCGATCGACC